GTTTGAAAAATTCCATTCTTTTCCTTTTTCAGTAATTCTTATTAAATCCATTTTATCTTTTTTGATATATTTAATAAGACCTTTTTCAAAAAGCTTTTTGAATTCTCTATAAACAGTATCAGGCTTTTCAAAAAACATTGGCAATTCATTTATTACCAAATTTCTCGAAATAAAATAATATGTTTGTCCATCAACAATTACTTCTTTTGCCCAGTTGCTACAATCATATAAAAGAGAAAAAAGAATTCCTTGTTGTGCATTCAATTTCCATTCCATGCACTTTTTATTATTTAAATATGTTGAAAACCTCATATTTATATCTCCTCTTGAATTACTATTTTTTTTCTGATATAATACTTTTATAATTAAATTATAAAACCCTATATGAATCGGACTTTTGTCCGATTTTTTTATTACCACCTCACTCAATTATCGAATTTAAAAATCATTTTAAAGAATTTTCAGCAGAATTTCCTCAATTCACACTTTTTAAAGCATTGTCTCGAGTCTGCAAGTGTTCCTTTACTGGAACTCTGCTATTGATATCAACGGACTATGTCAGAATCGAACTGACCTCTCATGTTGCTTAGTATCTCCGCCAGAATACGAATAGTCCATATTGGCGGACAGTATCGGACTCGAACCGATAAAGCGTGTAACCACTCACAGTTTAGCAAACTGCTACCTTACCATTAGGCTAACTGTCCAAAAACAACTGGCACTAGGAAAAAATCACAAATGGAAGAAAGATAAACAATATAAATTATTAGGAGTCTGTGCCAGGAAGTTTTAACGAGTTACTTCTCTCACATCTGTTACTTAAATTTTTTTAGATTTCTTGCATTGATTCAAGAAAAAGAGCATTAAAAAATTAGAAACTAGCTATTGTTTCTTCAGTTTCTCTTATTGCTTTTTTGTCATTATTTTTTATAGCTAGCCTTAATCCCCAGCTTGATGTATATAAAGAACTTTTCTCAACTATTTTATTCCAAGTCAAATCTTTATCTATCATCTTTTTTCTTATATCCTTGTATTTATTCATTTTTTTCACCTCAAAAATAATATACCATATTTCTTGCATTAATGCAAGAAGAAATAAAATAAAAAAGACTCCTAGTGAGTCTTTTTTCAAACATTATATTTTTTACACAAAAAGTTATAATATTTAATTTCTATAAAATATTTTGTGAAATTTGAAATTATAATTATTAAAACAAAAAAAATTATAAAATTTTCATAATTATTTATTTCTGAAATATATTTTTTATATAAAAAATATA